TGATAATAATTTTTATGATTATAAATTTCAAGAGATTTGATGTGTTTATAAAAAGAATATATTAATATTTAAAGATACCGCTTTTAAACCAATTAATTATGGTAAATTTTATATAAGCAAGGATGCAGGAAGCAATTTGGTATTATTATCGATGAATGTTATATATATTGGCTATGATATTTTATGAGTATAAAAGTAGGAGGGAAATAAGATATGGGGCCTGAAAAAATTTTAAACATCATGTGTGGATTTATGAAATCTAAAGTTTTGTTAGTATCTCAGAAAATTGGGATTTTCGATGCTATTAGTGATGATGGTAGTTGTCATGATATGATTGCAAATGATTTAAAAACTGATGCCAATATGACTAAGTACTTACTTAATTCATTATATAAGCTCGGTTTTTTAGAGCGAAAAGGAGATATGTACTACAATTCCAGTATTTCAAGAGAATTTTTAATGAGCAAGAGCGAAAATTATATTGGAGATTTATTGATTTTCCAGGATAATGAATGGGATGAGTGGTCAAAACTATATGAATTGGTAAAATCAGGGAAAACAAGTTTTCATAGTGATGAGATGAGTGGGGATGAATTGTCAACATACATGAAGGCGATGGACGAAATAGGAAGGTATACTTCACATGCAATAAAGACTTCGCTTGATCTAAAAGGGCACAATAAAATTATTGATTTAGGATGTGGATCAGGGATATTTTCAATAGCATTGAAAGAAAAATATCCTAATAATGAAATGTATATGGTGGACTTTGAAAAAGTAATTGAGATATGTAAGAATAATATTATTAATCGATTTGGAACACTGGATGGTTTTAGTTTTTTTGAAGGAAACTACATGGATTTGAATTTTGAAAAGAAATTTGACTGTGTATTTATTTCCCATAATATACATCAATATGATGAAGCAAATATAAAATATATATTATCAAAGGCAAAAAAGATACTTATTAAAAATGGAATATTAGTACTGCATGATTATTTTATTGGAGAAAAAACAGAATTTCCGGATTTGTTTACATTCAATATGTCATTACAGAAAGATAAAGCGCATTGTTTAACTTTCGAAGAAATAAAGACTATTCTGATTGAAGTTGGGTTTAGCAATATAAAATTTGTTGATATGGGACATGGTATTCCATCTTCTATGATAATTTGCAATCTATAAAAGGTGATATGTATGAAAAGCGTTATTGTTTCTAAATTTGGAGGAACATCACTATCTAACAGCGAACAGTTTAGTAAGGTGAAGAAAATAATATTTTCGAATGCTGATAGGAAATATATAGTAGTATCTGCTCCGGGAAAATTTAAAAATGAGCATAAAATAACAGATTATCTAGAGAATTGCTATATATACTTATGTGAGAAAAATTATATTAGATTTGATTTTGAATATTCTATTGTAGCTAAAAGGTATAAAGAAATAGTAGAAAGTTTAGGCATAAATATTGACATTGATACTATGTTATTAAATGTAAAGCATAGTATAATGACTGATATTGATAGAGACTATATAGTTAGCAGAGGTGAATATATGTCTGCGATAATTTTATCTGAATATCTTGGTTATGAATTTGTCGATTCAACGGAATTATTTATTTTTTCAGATGAAGGAATGATAGATATAAATGAAACCATAGTAAATATTAGAAACAAGTTAAAAAATTATTATGGTGTTATTATACCAGGCTTTTATGGAATTGATAAAAATGGTAAGATAAAAACTTTTTCAAGGGGAGGATCAGATATAAGTGCAGCAATACTATCAATTGCGTTACAAGCCGATTTATATGAAAACTGGACAGATGTTTGTGGACTTATGTCAGCGGATCCCAATATTGTTAAAAATACTTTCAAGATAAATAATATACCATATAGTTTGGCGAAAAAAATTTTCAAATGTGGAACAATCCTTATACATCAGGATGTAATGGATGTTTTTGAAGAAAATTTTATTCCTATTAATATTAAAAATACAAATGATGAATTAAATGACGGAACCTTAATATCATGTGATAAAGACTATTGGAGTGAAAATGAAATTTTTTTATTATCAATAAAGGAAAACATGACTATTTTCAAATTTGATTTAGCATTTTCAGAAGAGTGCAAGTATATTGTTAATTATATTTTATATAACTATAATAATGGAGTGAACATGTATAACTCATTGAAAAGTAGCTATATTTTTTTTGATTCTAATATTGAAATTAATAAGTTAATATTGGATTTGTTAAAGCAAAAATTTATAGGTGCTGATTTTACTGTATTTAAAAATGTATGCGTATATTTTATCATCTCAAATTGCCAAAATATTGGTATTTTATTTGAAAAATTTAATACAGAGGGTATTTTGATATCAGATACAATTGATAAAACTACGGATGTGTTTTTTGCTAGGAGTGAAAAAAGTTTAGAGTTTGCCGAAGAAATTCATAAAATGTTTGAGGTGCTAAGATAGTACATCATCATAGTAATAGTGTATTAGAATATCTTTAAGGAGGTTTGTTTAAAATAGAGTGTTAGGGAGAAGTGCATGGGTAGAATTTTTTCATTAATAAATAAATATCATGAAATTAATTTATACATGTATAAATTAATTTCTATCTGTCGCCCTTTTTAAAATATTAAAAACTAAATATATAAATAGTCAAAGAACTTTTAGATGTTTAAATTCAAGAGGATTTCGCATGTCAAAATGCCGAGGTCCTCCTTTTTTATGCTCAAAAATCAAGAAAACGAGTAAAAAAGGAGGATCAAAGGGTGTCAGACAAAGAAAAATACATTTATGTTAAAGGTAAAAAGATTTATGTACCTGACGAAGTGTATAGAGCATATAAAAAAGAGCTTAATCATGAATCTCATCTGAAAAGGTTGGATAGAAAGCATAAGGTATTTCATTTTGGAGATTTCGATACAAGTATTGTAGATATTGCAGATAATACAGTTGATGTTGAAAAAATAATTGAAACCAAAATGCTTATAGAAGATCTGTATCGTGCGTTAGACAGCCTAAATAATGAAGAGCGAAAACTAATCGAAGCACTGTATTTTGATGATAAAACTCTCACAGAAGTTGCAAAACAAAGAGATACAAACCCAATGAAAATTAGTAGACTAAGAAATAAGATTTTAGAAAAGCTGAGAAAACTATTGGATAAATAAATTGAGTAGAGGACAAGGAAAATCTTTGTCCTCTATTTTTAAAAATTTTTCAAAAAAGTGTTAAAAGTTGTTCTGAAAGTAAGGTTTATATATAGAGGGACTTTTAGACCTCGTTATGTATAGATTTGATCTTTGAAAAGTGAATAGACCAAGACAAGACGTTAACCGTTAGTGTAGCAATTTACAACTTACGCCAAGATAAACCTGCTAAGAAAGATTGGTTTAAATGAATACCTACATTTGTAGAGGATATAAGGTTTGGAGCGATAAATAAGTTTGTATAAAAAGAGCGTGGCGACTCTTATGCGATGATACTGGCGGGGATAATGATACTTCTAACAGTTGAAGCCGGCTCATCTTGAAAAGGGGCGGAGGTGAAATTCCTATGTTGCAGCCAATGCACTTGTCAATGTCAAAAAACTTAAAAATCTTAAAGATAAGGAGAAGATATTATGTGTGATGAACATAATATAGATATAGATATAGAAATGAAAATAGATAAAAAAGATAAACAGACAATAAGTCAAATTGATGGTTGGAATATCGAAGTTAAATTTAATGAAAATGGATTTAGTTTAGAAAATTTAGTAGAGGAATACATCAAAGAAAAATTTTCTGTCTATTAGGGGCTATTAGGGGCTGACAAAAAATATAAGGAGCGTTATAATATTTTTGTGGAAGCCTAGCCTTGGTTCGATTTATTGTATGTAAATTGAATTTAAGGAGGCTTTTTTGTGTTTAAAAATAGTGTAGATAAAGAAAATATTGCAGTCATGTATTTGAGACTTTCAAAAGAAGATGGAGAAAAAGTAGAAAGTAACTCTATATCCAACCAAAGAGAGATGATAAATTCTTATGCAAAGAAAAATCATTTTATCATCATCAAAGAGTATGTTGATGACGGATATTCAGGAGCAAATTTTGATCGTCCTAATTTTAAAGAAATGATAAAGGATTCCTATGATAAGAAATTTGATACGATTATTGTAAAAGACCTATCAAGATTTGGAAGAGATTATATAGAAGCCGGGAAGTTTATACAAAGAATATTTCCGGAAAATAGAATAAGATTTATATCCGTTAATGACAATTACGATAGTAAAAGTGCAGATATGAATGACACACACCTAATACTACCTATAAAAAACTTTATCAATGACAGCTACTGCCGAGATATTTCTAATAAGGTAAAAAGTTCTCAAAAGATAAAAAGAGAAAAAGGAGATTTCATTAGTGCATTTGCTCCTTATGGATATAATAAATCTGAGGAGAATAAAAATAAGTTGGTGATTGATGAACAAGCTGCTCCTAACATCAAAAATATATTCGATATGAAGCTATTGGGATATTCTTCAAAGGCAATTGCAGATGAGTTAAATCACTTAGGTGTTCTAACCCCAAGAAAATATAAAGAAAGTCAAGGCTTTAAGTGTAATGGATTTCAAAATATAAAAGGTGGAAATTGGTCAGCGAAGGCAGTAAACAGAATTATAGAAAATGAAGTATATATTGGAAATATCTTGCAGGGAAAGAGTATTACTTTAAACTATAAAAATAAAAAGCAAATTGAAAAAGATAAAGAAGAATGGATAAGGGTAGAAAATACCCACGAAGCAATCGTAAGTAAGGAAGTTTTTTCTATTGCAAATACAATGCTTAAAAGAGATTTAAACAACTCCCGTGGTAAGGATAAAATTGAAATTTTTACCGGGATGCTATTTTGTAAAGAATGTGAAAGTTCTTTGATTAGAAGAACTGTAAAATATAAAGAAAGAGAAGAGGTTTTCTATATATGCTCAAAGTATAACAAGGAAAAATCTTGCTCAAGACACAGCATAAAGGAAGAAACCTTGATAAAAGCAGTGTCTAAAATAATAAAATCCTATATTGAATTTAATGAAAAGCTATATTCCAAAGTTCAGCGTATAGATATAAATAGAAATCTGAAAGACAATCAAATTCCTATATTAAAACGAGAAAAAGCTATGACAGAAGAACTCTTATCTTCACTTTACCTTGATTTAAAAGAAGATGTGATTAGTAAAGAAGAATATCAGCTTTTTAGAAAAAATTATATGGAAAAACTTACTAAGCTAGATGAAAGTATACAGTATAGGTTAAAAAGACAGGAAGATACAAAGGAGAAGATAGATAAAAATAAGAGCTGGATTATTGACATTAACAGATATAAAAATCTATCTGAAATAGACAGACTATCTGTTGTGATGCTCATTGATAAAATTTTTATTTCTGAAGATAAGACGATAGATGTCAGGTTTAATCATACCGAAGAGTTATTTTTACTTGAGGAAATGGCAAAAACAGACAAGACCAAATTTAAGAATAATATTATAGCAAAGAAAAGTATAGCTACAAACGGAAATCCAAAAGCTATAACTACTATTATGAATAAAAGTCTTGTAAGTGCTGAAAGTGAGGTATGTTATGGCTAGAACGAAAAATAGACATAGATCACAATCAGAGATAGGAACAGAAGTTGCAAATGGGACTGAAAAAATATATATTGCCGGTATTTATACAAGACTATCACAGGAAAGAAAAGAGGATTACAGAGACAAAAGTAATTCCCTTGAAATGCAGGAAGAACTTTGTATAAAAGAAGCAACTGAAAAAGATATAAAGGTTTTTAGAGTATATAAGGATTATGAGTATTCCGGAACAAATTTTAAAAGACCCGGCTTTCTTGAAATGATGGAAGATATAAGAATAGGCAGAATAAATTGTATCATCGTAAAAGATATGTCTAGGTTTGGAAGAAAATATTTAGAGATCTCAAATTATATAGAAAAAGTATTTCCATTTTTAGAAGTTCGATTTATTTCCGTAAATGACAACCTTGATACCAAGGACGGTATAAAATCGGATAAGAGCTATGAAATAGCAATAAAAAATATTTTCAATGATTTATATGCCAAAGACATTGCAAAGAAAGTAAAAGCCTCAAAAGAAGTAAAAATGAAACAAGGGTCTTTTATAGGAGCTATGGCTCCATATGGCTATAAGGTGAATAAAATTGACGGAAAAAGAGTTTTGGTGATAGATGAAAAAGTAGCAGATGTAGTAAGGCTTATGTTTCATTTAGCAAGTCAAGGCAAATCCAATATACAAATAGCAAGAGAATTAACTGAAACATACACGACACCTGCCGAATATAAAAGAACCGGTAAGGTTTTTAAGGACAAAGAAGATAGAAAACAATGGGATACTTCTTATATATCAAAAATCCTTTCCGATGAAGTGTATATTGGGAATTTAATCCAAAGGATACATTCAAATAGAAATGATTTAAATCTAAAAAGCAAGTTTCGTGATAAAGAAGAGTGGATTATAACAGAGAACACCCACGAAGGTTTAATAGACAAAATTACATTTGAAAATATCAGAGAGATAAAGAAAAAAAAACAAAACCATCTACCTTACCATTCACTGAAAAACATCATAAAAGACGGAAAAGAAAATGTTGGAGTAAAAATTCAAAGAGATCATAACAAAGAAGGAAAGTATGATGGTCTTATAAAATGCAGTATTTGCGGGAGAAATTTGAAAAAACAGTATGGATCAAGGGGAATTAAAGTTAATGATGAAGTTTGCTATTGCTATTATTGTAAAGGCACAGATAGGTTAAATTTAGAAAAATCTCATGTCAGAATTTATGAAACGGATCTGGATAGGATTTTAGTTGATACTTTAAAACGACCGTTTTTAAGTTTTCATCAAGAGGATAAAGGACTACATCTTAAAACTTATTTGGAGAAGGTAAGTGCTGAAAAGATAAATCAAGTTTCTCTAAAAACAGATACAAATAATAAAAAGATTGATGCTCTTAGAGTTAAATTGCAGGAACAATACGAAAATTATGTTAAGGGCGACGTTCTTTTAAGTGAATTTAAAAAGGAAAGCAATAAAATAGACAGACAGATAAAAACAATAAAAAATGAATTGAAAATCTTGGATGATAAAAAAAGAAATGTGAAAAAAAGAAAAAAGGAACTTAAAAAATTCATAGAAGTTCTATTTTGTTGCTTAGATGATAAGAGTATAGATGTGGATAAAGAATTGGTTGATACTCTAATTAGTCATATAGAAATCTCAAAATATAAGCAAGTAACCATATACTTTAAATTTAGTCTTGATAAAGATATGGAGAAACAGTTGGAGGTGGAGAATGAATAGAATAGCTATTTATCTGAGGCTTTCAGAGGAAGATTATAAAAAAACGGATGAAAGTATAAGCATAGTAAATCAGAGAGATTATATAAGAAGTTACATTGAAAATGAAAATTCTCTGAAGAATAGTGAAATAGAAGAATATATAGATGATGGGTATTCTGCTACTAACACAAACAGACCTTCATTTTTAAGACTTGTTGATGATATAAAGGGTGGTAGAGTAGGAACTATAATTGTAAAGGATATGTCGAGGTTTTCAAGAGATTATATTTTGCTTGTGTAAAGTGTAAAATATAAATGAACAATTAGTGGAATATAATAATGTACAAATAAGAAAAATATGA